CAGTTGTTGTGGCATCAAGAGACTTCTTCATATTAGCAACTTCATCACCAAGTGACTTAATTGTTGCTGTTAGATCGCCAAAGGCATTAGTAACAGATTCCTTGATTTCTGCAATTGCATTTGCAATTACTTCATCAGCCTTTGCAGCATCTTCTGCTGCTGGTGCTTCTGGAGTCTGAATTGCATCTTCTACTGAAGATGTAGCACTATCTTCTACAACAGAGTCAGACTTTTCTGCTTCAGCAACTGGTGCTTCTGCTTCTACGACTGCTTCTGGTGCTTCTGTTGGTTGTGCCTCTGGAGTGACCTCTGCGGATACTGCTTCTGCTTCTGCAACGGGTGCATCAACTACTGCTGTTGTATCTTCTGACATAGGGTTTACCTCCTTGTTAATCTTAGAAGTATTAATGCCTTTAGCACTATCAACTAAGAACTTTATCATTTCTGCTTTTTCATTATCGTTCTTTTCTACAAAACCAATGTTTTTCATTTCATTTCCAGTTACAGGACTAACGTATGTTTCTTCATCAGAAGTTAAAACAATTCCAGACTCTGAGTCATAAAAAACATTTTCCACAACAACGTCTGCAAGGTCTCCCTTGATTGTGCTTACTCCATCAACCTTTTCAACAGACATAATGCTTGCAAACTGATTTGCTGGGGAGTCTACAAGACTCAACTCAACAAGATCATAGTCTTTAATAATTCTGATTGACTTCTCTAGTTCTTCATTGTATGCATCGTCCCACTTGTTCATTCTACCGCCGATAGAAAAACCTGTGTAGGTTCCATCAAGAACTTTTTCCCATGCATCCTGGGCACCCTTTGAGATATATGTAGAAACATAAACGCCCTTGTAGAACTTCTTTGTTTCTGGATCAAAATACTTTTCTTCCTTAAAAGAAATCATCTTACCTACTGCTGATGGCTGATGCATCTCACGTATGTTTCCACGGAACTTTGCAAAAGCACTCATTGATGCTTCTGTTGTCACAATGTCATATTGCTTATCAAGGTTATCAAGTGAAGCAAAGCCAGACACAATTCTTTTTTCTGTGTCTACTTTTCCAAAGGGCATTGATAGACGAACATTGTCGCCATCAGTGGTCCAAAAAGCCTTATTTATGTTCATATCGTATTCCATTATACCAAACATTTATAGAGTTTTCTCAACTATTGAGATGCTCTACCTTCACCCTTCGGATTTCTGCCAGATACCGTTGCTGGTCCGTCTGACTGACTATTTGTTCTTTCTGCGTCCCTAGAACGATTTCCATTTGCCATTGAGTCTGCTGCTGCTCTTGCTGTGAGTTGTAGCGGAGAATCTCCATGTTCTGCTTGTGGAAGATCTAGTATATCACGGGCTTCGTTAGGAAGCATGATCTGGTTCTTTACATATCTTTCAAGAATCTGAGACTGTGCAATTTCATCTGTTAGCGTTAACTCGTTGAACTTGAACTGAAGAATATCTGTTTTTTCTTTTATGATTTTACCAATAATTTTTTCAAGGTGCTGTTGCTCTGGGCGAGATACCTGTTCCTTAAAGGTACGATCTTGAGATAAGGCAGCAGCCAAACCAGACTCTGAACCACCAAGTTTAGAGATTGGTACCTGGTGAGCAATTAAAATATCATCACGATTTTGCTTGCGGTATTCCTTAAATGACCCATCCTGAATTCCATTTTCAATAGGCTTCATATCAAACTCAACCTTTGATTGGTCGTTGTCCCCAGGAAGAGGAATGTATAGGGTTCTGTGTGATTGAGACTTAAGCCCTGTTTGCAAGAATCTAAACATCTTGTCTTCAGCATCAGCAGAAAGTTTTGCTCCCTTAAGAGTAATTACATATCTTGGTACCGCTTTATTTTCAAAATAATCAATGTTGTACTGTGATGCAAGTTGGTCGCCAATAAGAGATGGCAATGCCGCAATAATATCTGGAACACCATAATATGTATTTAATGGTGAATAATCCTTAAAGTGAATAATTTCGTTTGGACGGTTATCCGATGTTAATGGATTAATGTTTGTTGCTCCAAAGTTTCTGAAGTACACAAGTTTTGGCCCAATGATCTGAACATATCCGTCACGAAGGCGACGAACACGAATTGTTGTTGATGGGATGTGTCCTATATATCCTATTTCGCCAGTAACAGTTCTACCAATTTCCATATATCCATTACCAGTTGCCTGAAGATCGGTATAAATTTTTTCCATTGTTCTTGTAAAACTATCATCATCATTAAGAGATTCAAGCCAATCACGAAGTTCTAATTTTGCTCTTTCAATTCTTTTACGAGCACGACTAGTTGCTGCCTGATCTGCATTGTTTTCAAGACTCATCATTGTTCTATCTGTAACATCAAAACGATAACCAAGCCCAACAACATTTTCTACCTTAGCGTCAATAGCAGCATGATTAGCAAATGATGTGTCATAAAAGTTTGCCAACTCATACATGTTGTATGGTGGAGTAATTACGTCAAATAGTCCGTATCCGTTTCTGTAAACCAAACCAGGGTTAATTGATTTTGATCCAGTGTCGTTAATTCCTTTTGGGTCAGCATTAGCAGAATCAAGATATCCAGTACTTAAAAGGTTTACGTTTGCACTGGTAGCAAGATATCCTTCTTGTGTCATTGCCTTGTTAACTTGACGTGTTACACGGCGTTTGAAGTTATCCTCTATCCCGCCCAAACCTTTTAATTCGTCCCAAGACTTATTGAAAGGATCACTATTCTTAAACTGACTTTCTTGCTTGTCATTTGTTCCAAGCCTTGCATCTATGTAATCGCTATTACTCATCAAATTGATCCTTGCCTGCCTTATTAAGTGTCTGTTGTGCAGCATGCCATGCACCCAGATCGTTCATTGATGGGATAAGTCCAGACTTCATTCTGTCCATTTGCTCTGAATACTCTTCGTCTGTAATTCTGGTTAGCCCAGGAACAAAAACTGCCTCTCCATCGCCTTCATCTCCATAATGCTTTGCTGCTGCTTTTAATTCTGCAATTTTTGTAAGGTCATTACGCATAGATTCAATGTTAAGTACGTTTCCGCTACCATCTGTAAACCATTTTCCATTTGACTTCTTATATACGTATAGACCCCAGTTATACTTCTTTTCAATAACCTGCCTACGTACATTTTTTACGAGGGGTTCGCCAGTTTCAGGGTTAATTAATGCATCCATAACCATCAGTATACCATATTACACTGGAGTTTTAACGGTTGTCTGCCAACTTGCTTCTGTATAGATCCTTAATCTGTCATCATCAAACGACATTCCTTGTCCATCATCAACAATAATCTTATTTGTACCTATATATGCCTTATAAATCTCATCTGGATTTGTTGCGTAAAGGTTTGAAGAAGCAATGACCAGCACTTCCTGCCAAACATAGTTGCTAAGCCAATACTGCCAGTCTAGGTCAAGAACCCCATCATCTTTAACCTTAATCCAAGGCCTTGTTATATATTTCTGAAGTTGCTGAAGACTGTTTGCTTGATAGTAAGAAACATTGTTAAAAAGCATTGGACCGTTGAGATTGATTGCCCCAACATAAGAGTCAAAACTTAAAGAGTTTGAAAAAGAAAGACCAAGGGATAACCATTCTCCCGTGCTTATTCGTGGTTCTCTGACTAGATTTCCATTTACATAATAGGCAATTCCATTAAAATCTTCCCCAGTCAATAAACTTTTTGCATAAATTCTTCCACGATTTTTAATGCTTGTATCTGCAACAAAATAAAACTTAATTGTGTCTGTTTTATACTTAATGTCAAAAAGTTCTAGTGGTAATTCTGGGAACAAAGCATCGTCATATCTTATCCATAACTGTGCAGCATTAATTTGATAAGAAGAAGATCTTGATTCATTAATTGACATAGCAATTCCACGACTTATGTCTGAACTAAAATCTCCACGAATCTTAATTCCAGAATCTTTAGTAAGGTATAGATAAGGGCTACTTCCTTTGTAAATACTAAAAGGATTTTTTGATTTATAATCAAAATATAAACCAGTTTTTTTATAAGGGAATAACTTGAGTCCAAATCTTGTGCCAATTGGGTTAAAAGAATTATTGTTAAGAGCCTGTGAAGAAATTTCTAACTTTTTAATTTGTAAAGGCTTTTTAATAATGCCACGAACATAAAAGTCAATATGATAAACAATTGCTAACTCATTAAAATCAACAGACTTAGTAGGGTATAAGACTGTTCCATTCATAACCTCAAACTTTGTTCTTTGCCAATTAGGATATAGTTCAAGATCAATAACCCCATCAATATTTGGTTTTTCTTCATAAATAAAATAATCCTGTAGTGCGTTTGCTCCGCTTTCTATATACTGAAAACTAATATATGTTTTAACAAAGGCATTTTGTGTGTCATAAAATTGGTATGGCTCTACAAGTTGTTCTCCAATAATTGACGTTGAAGGATAGTCAACGTTAAACTGCAAAAAGTCTAGATCGTAATATTCTACACCGCTTTTATCTTTAACATATTTTCCAAAATATGATAGTGGCTGATAATCTTCCCAGTATCCATAAGAAGCAATGTCTAAATAAAAAGAATCATACTCTTGAAGAGGTATTAGAGTATAACTTGCTGTATGATTAATTAAATCTTCTGCATCAGACAATATGACAATTCCATTTTCATCAAAATGATTATTTATAACTCGGGTATTAAGTGTTGTACAAAATGCAAAAGAATACATTTTACCAGTAAAAGAATATTGATTTTCATCTTCTCCAGCAACATAAAGTTTTAAACCATTTCTATTTCCAAAAAATGTTGATACGTTTCCACCAAATGTATCCACTAACTGGTCTATTGAAAATCCAACAGCAAATAAGTCTCCAGAAGTAATTTCATCTGAAATATAGATCTCTTCTTCAACATTATTAAACGTAAGAAAATAACGAATTTGATCTGCATTTTTTCTAACAGTAAAAAGATTTCCATTTATGCTATTGTATATTTTGAATAAAGTTTCTTCTGAGGATAAATTGGTAGAACTAAAAATTCCAAACACTGAGTGAACTTCATCATTTAGAATGTTAAATGATGGGAAATTAATATAAGAATGATTATTATTCCATGTTGAATTTGGATTAAAGGTTATAAACTTGTGTGTGCCAGACTGAACACTTTTATTATCTTCATAAAAATTATTTAGTGTTTTTGTTCCAGTAAATATTTCTGGTAGTCCGTAGTTTGGCACAGTTAAAGATGTTGAGGTAGTTCCAATGTTATCAAAATTTCCTTGTGACCATTGTGCAAGATTTGGATAAGAATAATTTGCTGTATATTCTGCAAAAGGATAATCAATAAATGCAGATGTTCCGTTATATGAAGAGTTAATTGCCTGTGATGGGGGTACTGCTTGACCATAAACCCACCTACGCTTTGCAACGTTTATTGGTACTTGATAAGGATAAATTGCTATACAGTCAAGTTCAAAAGGACTAACATCTTCATAGGCGTAAAATCCTAGCCAGTCTTGATTTTTGTTATTCTCGTCAAACTCATTTGGAAGAGAAAGATTATTTGTGTCTACTGTAAAAGAAATAACTTGCTCACCATTTATCAAAACAGATGCTAGATCACGAATTATTCTGATTTGTATAAGCATTGGACGAAACCATTCTCCAACAAAATGAGAAGCAAAATTATTTCCTATTGCAAGAGTTAAAAATCCATTATTAACATATAAACCATCTGTTGATGCAATTGGTCCAAAAATTCTTTTATCTGTTGAACTGCTTGAATTTATTCTTAGCCAGAACTCAACAGTGTAATCAAGGTATTGTCCTTTTTTATTTAAAAATCCTTTTCCAGGAACGATTAAGGATGCATCTTCATCTGGAAAAATCTTGGTAACATTTGCTGCACCAAATACTAATGGCAAACTTGTATTTCTTGCTAAAAGACTATTGGATATCAGATAGTATCCATTTTCATTGGATATTCCATATGGAGCAATATTTATACATTCCCTATCTCCGTATGTAGATATTTCTGATGGCACTGTTTCACTATAAATACCTAAAGAGGTTACATTAAATTCTTCTGACCATTGACCTGCAGTTATTCCATTAACATAAAATCTATATGCTTCTGTTGTAAGACCGCCAGACAATGTTGTTATCTTTAGTACAAGCCTTAACTGAGCATTAACATCTGGTGTTTCAAAGGTCTCAGAAACAAATAGCCAAGATTGTGTTGTGCTTGTTTCAAATGTTTTAAAATAAGAAACGTTTGTTGATGTGGTTGGATCTGTATATTCATAGCCAATAGATATTGACTGCATGTATGCACTATCACAAAATACATATCCACCAACACAAAAACTTCCAAGATTTTGATCAAGCATATTAAGATTAAGAAGATTTGGACTAGTTACAACAATATCGTTTGTAGAGCCAGAAGGAACATCTCCTTCAAGTACTGTGGTTGGGCTATCTATAAAAGGTTCACCAGTTATTGCTGTTCCAGAATATGCTGTACCGCCCGAAATATCCCATTCTACATCAATTTCTCTTTGTGCATCTGTTATTAAACTTAAATAGTCTAACTTATCATCTAGAGCCCAAAGCCCTATTGGATGTTCTGCAAATACTTTTTCTGCGTATAAGTTTGATGGATTAGACATTGTTCTCCTATCACACTATTATAGCAGGCTAGAGATTAATAAAACTTAATCTCACAAGCATCAGTTGAGCAGTATGCTTCTCCTGCTGCCTCAAGATTTTCAACACCATCATAAATAGCAGACCAGTCAATCTTACCAATCTTGCCTACATAAGCGTTGTATTCTTCTCTTGTGATTTCTGTATATGGCTGCTGAGGATATGTTTTATTTCCCATCGGAAGGAATGAAACTGCCTTCAACTGTCCTTCATACATATTCAATGCTGGGGCAACAAACTTCTTCTCTTCCTCTTTGTCAAATGAAAGAGTTACAGAAACACCATTGTCTGACCAGTACTTCTGAGCAGTTGCTGCCAAACCAATCTTTTCAAATAGGCTAACCTGCTTCTCAGAACGTTTATGTCCTGATGCAACTGGGAAGTAAACTACCTGTGTGTTTGCTGATACTAAATCTGGTTCAACTTTATATCCCGCTGCCTTAAATAAATGAAGCATTGGATCTTGATCACCAAATCTAATAGCACGTAGATAGAACTCTCCACCAGGGCCCCAGTGAACTCCAGGAGTAGCACCAGAAAGTAGTGATACAGATCCTGATGGCTTAACTGTTGTTACACGCACTGATTCACGAACACATAGCCACTCTGAATATGAATGATCATATTTACGAATTGTGTTGTATCCTTCATCCATCCATTCACGAATTACTGGAAGACCATGCTCATCAGCAAATGCAGCAATACCTGTAAGAGATGTACCAATACGGCGATTGCGTTGCATAATACCGTTTGTCTGTTGCCAATGTGTTGGCATAAGAGTTACGGTCTTTCCATAAAGATAAGCAAACTTCAATGTCTTTAGGAAGTCCTCTTTGGACTCATGGCGATTTAGGTGTACCTCTACAAGTGTACAAAGTTCGTATGATTCCAGTGGTTGCTCCGCACAAGGATTGAAGCCCATAATGCGAGTATCCTTATAATCAGGAGCATCTGCAAGACGACCATAATTACGAGCAACATCAAGCCAGATAAAACCTGGCTCTCCATTGTCGGCAATTAAATCTATATAGTCTTCATACTTAGTTCCAACCTCAGCAGCAATAGAGTTATTACTCATCCATGCCCAACCTGGTTTTTCTGGATCATATGAATTTCTTTCAGGAAATACCTCTGGATTCTTAAGATTAATAAAACCTTCATCTTCTGGTGTACCAAGTGCAAGGGTAGCAGAACGACGAACATTTCCAGAAACAACGCAGGTACCGATAAGATTTACAATATCTACAATAGCACGGCTATCAAGTGCTTCTCCTGCTCTAGAACCGATGACATTACGAATGCGTGTATGGAGATCAATAAGTGGTGCTGGACCGCTTGCAACGCCTCCAAAGCCCTTAATAGGTGCTCCTAGAGGTCGGATAAGGTCATAGTTGAATTCTTGGATAGGCTGGTTTTGACGAAGGAATGAATTAATAAGTAATCTAACAGACTCTACCCATCCTTCACGAGTATCTGGAATTTCGTATGTAGAGGCTGGCTCTGTAGGTGCATAAATAACCATCTGCTTGTCTTGTCCAAGGGTATCAAAGCCTACCCCAATACCCAACATCAAAGCATCCATTACCCAGGCAAAAAGGGATCCTGGATCGTTTCTGTCAATATCACGAGTAGATACCATAGCGCAGTTTTGCAGGGAAGCAGAGTTACGCTTCTCCATAGTCATAGGAGTTCCAAATGCCCAGAGACCACGACCTGGTGGTGTCCACTTCAATTCAAACATTCTTTGGAATGCTTCTTGTGCAGACTTCTGAGCCTTGTTATCATTCCATGGTAGACGATTATCTTTAGCGTGGTTTTTTTGAACTGAGTACATACCCTCAATTACACGACGGCAAACCTCATGCCAGCGTTCTTTAGTTCCATCTTCCTTAACACGAGAATATGTACGAATAAATGTAATCTCTCCTAATGAATTAGAACCTGCATCTGAGAATCCAAATGGTGCTGGAGTGTTATTATATTTATTTACAAATTCATCTGAAAGACGAAAAGAGAATACTGTATCTGACATTTATTATTTACCTTTCATAGCAAAATTAGTTGAGTACTTTGCAAAAACCAAAGTAGTGCTTAAGTATATCATAGTTTAAAAAGAAAAACACGCTCAAAAAGAGCGTGTAAATCTTTAGTTTAGAGTTAGTGCTTTAATTTTTATAAAGTACTATGCACCAATTAGCATTAATTCGCTAAACGCTGCACCTGCTGCTGCTGTTCTCCATTCAGGAGCAGTTCCAGCAGAGTTCATGTACATTACCTGATTTGCTGTACCCTTTGGTAAAGCAGCAAGAGTATCTGTTGCTGAAGCATAAATCATGTCACCAGCAGTATATCCTGTCAAACCAGTTCCACCAAGTGTAGTTACAACTGTGTCAAGATCAAACTGAGATGTTCCAACGTTCCATGAAATTCCAGTACCAGCAAGAGTTGACTGGTCTACTTCAGCATTTTGAACTGCACCATCAACATAAGCGGCATCTACCTTATCATCAAGTTGATCTTGAATTGCTGATGTTACACCGCTTAGGTATCCAATTTCAGTGTTTGTAACAGATCCAACAGCCAATGATGAAACTGTTAATCCAGCAAGTTCTAGGTCATCTAGTGAGCCTTGTGTAAAGTCTACAGTTGTTGTTGGTTCTGTTGTTACACCCTTAAACAACTTCCACTTATCTGTTGATACGTCTCTTACAAGACCTGAGTGCTTTGCTGCTCCGTCGTTATACCCAACTACGATACCAAGGTCAACTGTGTTTCCTGAATTCTGATGAGCAAGTTGAACTAAGTTATCTTCAATAACAATTGAAGTTGCTGATGCTGCAAAATTAGTACCATTTACAGTAAAGTCACCATCTACAATAAGATCATCAGTTGTTACTGTGCCTGTAAATGTTGGTGAAGCAAGGTTTGCCTTAAGATCAAGTGCTGACTGTGTTGCAGTTGATACTGGCTTGTTTGCATCTGATGTATTATCTACGTTTCCAAGACCAACCATAGTTGCGGTAATGCCAGAAACTGTTCCTGTAAATGTTGGAGAAGCAATTGGAGCCTTGTCATCTAACTGAGACTGGATTCCAGATGTTACACCATTAAGGTATCCGATTTCAGTGTCTGAAACATCTGCAACTCTTGCTTGAATTGTTGAAGTATCTACAGAAATTGCTCCTGTTGAGTCATTATATGAAAGACCAGTTCCAAGGTTTTCACCAACTGCATCTTGTGCTCTTTCATCTGTGAAATACTTGTTTGTTGAACCTTCTACAAGATTATCTGTATTTGAGTCTGAGACTCCATTTTCAGCAGTAATGGTCAAACCATTCTTGTCGCCAGTAATAGTAATATTAGACTTTGTTGCACCTGTTAGGAGTGATGCTGCAAATGCCTTAGTTGCTAGTTCTGCTGTATCTGCAATACCGTGAACGTTTGTGGTGTCTGCTTGGTGGTTAGAAAGATTTGTAGCAACAGTTGTAAAGAATGAAGGGTCATCTCCAATTGCTGCAGCAAGTTCGTTTAGTGTATTAAGAAGGCCTGGTGCACCGTCAATAAGTGTATCTGCATCAACGAAGTAGCCTAAGTCTGCCCAGTGATTTGTTCCATCACCAATTTTAAATTTATTTGTATCTGATTCAAATCCAATTTCACCTGCATTGAGGATTGGATTAGCAGCGGTCCATTGTGAGGCTGTACCTCTGCGCTGTTGCATTCTTGTTGCCATTTATATACTCCTAACGTATATTTAGTTATATTATATCAGATAATTAGTTAAAATTATCTACTGCAATTCCGCCATCCCAGGTTACTTCAAACACATTTGTGTTATAAAACCCAGACTCTACATAATCTCCTGGCTCATCATAATAACCTGCATCTTTGAAAATACTGACCACTAAGCCAGTGCCATCAATTGCGGTATCGTGAATGTGCTGTGGTAGATCTAATGTATCATTCAACAATGCAATAGAATTCCATGCTGAATTTATATATAGATATAAGTGTTCACTTATGTCATCAAAGAATAGTTGACCTTCACTTGCTGGACTAGGAAATGTAGAACCCGAAGGAACTCTAAAACCAGCAATAGAATTATCTACGTACTCTTTTGTTGCTGCGTGAACAGATTGGGTAGGAGAGGCAACAATAACATTTCCCCCAAATGAACCACCACCATTAACGAAGAGTCCATTTTTTACTTTGAAGTCTTTGTCTACTGTTGCCATCTCTTACTCCTCTTTAATTATGCTAGTAGTGTTCCGACAACATTAACTGTTGAGTTATTGTTTGCGGTTTGTACACGAAGTCTTACATCTGTACCACTTACATCAGCAGATACTGTCATTGCTGAACCATTTGTTCCAACAATTGCGTACTCTGTGATTGCTACGTTATCTGAAGTGTCAAGTGTAAGAAGAACTTCAGAAACTTCTGTATGTGATCCATATGCTGTCTTTACTAAGAACTTCGCTGAACGATAGTCTGCCTTAGCAAATGAGTATGCTGTAACAGTTGATGCTGTAGCAATAAGACCAGTTGTTGCTGCAACCTGCTTAGCAAGTGAGTTAACCTCAACTGCTGTAAAGTTTGGAACAACTGCTTCAAGAGCAGAAACTGCACGAGCATTTGTAAAGTACATTGTTCCAGATGTTCCTGTTGCCAATGGATCTTCATCAAGGTCTGCAGTTGTAGAGTCTGCAACACCATTTTCTGCAGTAATTGTTAGACCATTTTCATCACCTGTGATAGTAATGTTAGTCTTTGAAGCATTAGTCAAAAGATCTGCTGCAGACTCCTTAGCACGAACATCTGTAAAGTACTGTGCTGTTCCTTCTGAAACATCATCTGTATCAAGTGTTACGCTTGAACCAAGTGCTGTTGAGTATCCATTAACTGTAATTGAGTCGTTAACAAGTGATGCGTTTGCAATGTTTGAAACAGTATTGCTTGATCCATCAATTGTTTTATTTGTTAGAGTCTGTGAATCAGATGTTCCAACAATATTGCCAGTTACTCCATGAACACCAGTTGTTGCTGACTCATGTGTTGAAAGATCTCCAGAAACACCAGATACCGCTCCATCAACATAGAACTTAGTTGCAGCATCCTGATTGCCTACTGGCTCTTCAAGGTTTGTAATTGTGTATGTATTGACAGCATCAAGGTTTGCGCCTAGTGTTGTACCAGAACCAATAGTCTTGTTTGTAAGTGTCTGTGAGTCAGATGTTCCAACTACATCACCAGTTACACCGTGAGCAGATGTTAGACCTGTGTGAGCATCAACTTCGCCATCAACATATGATCTTGTTGCTGTGATTGTGTCATCAATTTCAAATACTGTACCGTCAAGAGTTAGACCGTTGCCAGCAGTAAATGTTCCTGCACCTGAGAACTGTGTAAATGATATTGGGTCTGTTCCAATTGTTGCTGGCTTAAGTGTTTGCACCCAACCTGTATTAGCATAAGTACCAGCACTTACGAAGATAAAGTCTCCGCTATCTACTTCTGTTGCTGTATCAAAGTCTGTTGCACGAAGTGCTTGACCTGAAGCCTGAACTACGTAGATACCGTTTTCTGCACCATTTGTCTGACCATTAAGAAGAATACGGTCTCCTGTTGCAAGTGTTACTCCACCAGCAGTGTCTCCATTTTCAAGAGCGGTAGCAATTGCAACGTTTGTAAGAATTGCTGCTCGTGCTGCTGGATGAACATGTAGTCCTTCTGAAACTGCATCAACATAAGCCTTTGTTGCAGCATCTGTGCTGTTTGTTGGTGTACCAAGATTTGTAATCTGGAATCCACCTGCAGCAAGATCTCCACCAAGAGTCTTGTTAGAAATTGTTTGTGCATCTGTTGTGCCTACAACGTTACCTGTAACTCCGTGAACTCCAGAAGCAACATCGTGGTTATTTATTGCATTTGTAAGATCTGATTCTGTTGCAACAACTGAATCATCAATTCTAATTGCTCCACCAGAAATTTCAAGACCATTTCCTAGGTGTGCAGTAAATGCTCCAGTGTTAACGTCGTAGTTTAGTCCGTCACCAGCAGAAACTGCATTACGAGCAAGTGAGTCTGAGAAGTACTTATTTGTAGCGCCTTCTGCAACATCATCTGTTGTTAATGCATCTGCGTGATCAATTGCATTCTGCTCTGCAGTATTTGCATATCCCTGCGCTGTTGAAAGAGCAGTAATGATTTCACCATCTGTGTAGCCATTAGCATCTGACTCTGCAGTATCTGCATATCCTTGTGCTGTTTGAAGAGCAGTAGTAATTTCGCCATCTGTGTAAGAATTAGCGCTTCCTTCTGCAGCAGATGCTGACCCATATGAATCAAAAACATTTGCCTTAACGTTAAGTTCACCAGAAATTACTTCTAGTTGTGTTGACTCAACAGAGGTGATGAGTGTTTCTCCACCAATAAGGTCAATAATATAGTTATCTGAATCTGTGTTCTTTGTAAGAATGTCATTGCCATCAATGGTACCTGTTGTACCTTCAACAATGAGTCCATGCTTAATTTTAAAGTCTTTGTTGACTGTTGCCATTTTTTATCTCCTTAAGTTATGCCTTCAAACCAATACGTGCATAACGTACGGTTATCGGGGTGATTCCTGGGGCTGGTGTAACAGTGAGGGCAACCGTGTTACTAACCCTGGAGACGCTAATGGTGCCAATATTCCCATCGGTGTCTATAGTTCCATACTCGCTGACAGAAACATCTTCTCCGTCAACTAGAATGGTCATCTCTGTGGCGTAAAACTTATTATCGCCAGCAGAAGTCTTTGCTATGGAGATAATGTACTTTACCATTCTCCATTGTGTTGCATCAAAATTATCAACTACGGTAACATTCTCAATACCGTTGATTGTGTTGTCGTTGTTACCAAAAGAGCCAAGGTTTGTTGCTTGACCTGCGGTAGTGTCAATTAAATCTACATAGTCTTGTTGACTTGGACGATCACCAGTCTCAAACTTGGTCTTTACATTTGGTATAGATACTTGGGCCATACATGTATTATAACATAATTAATTATAAATATTTAAATAATCCAGTTAGAAAAGCCAATGACCTGGAGCCCAATTCCTGGGGGATTTGAAGAAGAATATCCCTCAATGCCAATAGTTGTAAACCTTACTCTAAATGGAAGGATTGATTCAATCTTTGTGATTGGTGCAGCATACCTAATTTGTGTCTTTGGATGATTAACTGTTTCTGGGATAGTTATTCTTTTTCTGTAATCATCAATAATTACAGCGCTTGCCATTAGTCAGTTACATCCTCAATGATTATCATTTTACCCTGGCAAACTGTCCATACTCTATCGGCGTCAGATAACTCAACATCAAATACATCTCCAGTTTGAAGTTGAATGGTTTGAGCAGATGTAAGAGAAACTGTAAATTCTCCTATTTCATCATTTGGTGTTTGTGTAGGGACAATTGTAAAAATAGTTCCAGCAGAGTCTTGAGAAATATCTCCTGCTACATCTGGACGGCGGAACTCACAAAGAATATCCCAGTCTTCAATAATTAATGGATCTTGATTATCATCTGTTGTATAAACTCTAAATGCTGCTGTATCGCCTCTAACGACAGTCCAAGTAACAATTGGTGGTCTTAAACCAACATCGTAAGCGCTTTTTGATTCTTGCCCTCTGTATGTAGCCATAGTTCTTTTATTATATCACATATAACTAATAATATATTTTGTTATCAAATTGTTATAATCATATAGTACAAAACGGACATTAATCTTGTACTTGTCAGTAGATTGTGTTATACTAGATTATGAGACCAACCAAGGTCTCATTCGTTTCTTAGGAGGTAAAAACTATGAGAGAAACAAAAGTGTGGTTAGGGGTAATGTTATTGGTGGTGTCTTCTTCTATTTTTGCAAATAATGCAAATGCAGTGAATACTAATACCAAGAATAATTTACTAAGTAAATATGCCCAGGATCAATCTACCGCCCATAAAGCGGTTTTTTTGGTTTCTAGGGAAGAAATATTAAAAAAGTATGAAAATGCAACAAAACTATCAGATTCAGAATTGGCTCTGGTATTAAGTTCAGTAGGATTTAAAGGACAAGACTTGAAAGAGGCTTGGGCTGTAGCAAAGAAAGAGTCTAACGGTAGACCTCTTGCGTTCAATGGAAATGCTTCAACTGGAGACAGTTCTTATGGTATTTTTCAAATCAATATGATTGGAATGCTTGGTCCAGACCGTAGAGATAAGTTTGAACTAGATCACAATGCTGATCTTTTCAATCCAGTAGTGAATGCAAAAATTGCATATCATATGAGTGATGGTGGTAAGGACTGGTCTGCTTGGAAGGGTTTAACCCAAAGAACTAAGGAGTGGATGACCAAGTTCCCAAAGTTATAATTTAGGGTAAAAAAATACCCCCTTGGCTAAATGCTTTGGGGGTATTTTCTTTTTTTTAAATTACTCAGTTGGTGTTAATGCCACTACATTATCTTCTGAGTCTCTTCCAATAAAGGAATTAGTTTCAGAATCATATCCCCATCCAGTTGCTGGATGAAGTAGTGGGTCAGCCATTATGCTTGTAATTTCAACCATCTTAGGTTGACTCAAAAATATTGCTGACAGTCTATCATCTGTAAAGATAATATCTGCAACCTCGTCATCAACAACAAAAGCAATTGCTCTTGCTTGCTCATGAACTGGGGCTGTGCTTACAACTTCTTCGTGTCCCTCTGGAACACCTGATACTGGACCGTCTCCTGTATCTTTTGGACCTAGATCTGCGCTCATACTATTTCACTTCCTCTGTTTCTATGGCTTCCCATTTTCCTATTGGACAAAATGCTTCCGCTAGTTTTGTCTTAAGGACCATTATACACCCACATTCTTTGCATTGCTTTGTTGCCTGGATAAGTCTTGGACATTCTTTACAAATGCTAAATCTTTCATCAGCAACCTCTTTACTCACCTTCTTTTTTGTTGGATCTAGAAGATCCCAAGGTTTTACTGCTCTTCTCTCTGTCATTACTACCCCTTATTTTCTTAGAAGCCTGTTGTTTCAAAGTCATCAAGTGTTGAACCCTGATTCATTGCTCCAGATGATGTTTTAATTATACCAAACTTGTTTGACTTAGTATTAAATGTAGGAGTAAGGTTACGTGTTGTATAGGCAGTACCATTATAGTTCTCTTGTGGATAACCAACAATTGTTACTGTACCATTTGAACCAGTTACAACAGACATTGACGCTAGTTTAGGTGTAGCATTTGATGCATCTGACTGTGCAATTGCTGTTCCTGATCCCATGCTAAAGTCTTCAATTGTTGATGCTGATCCGCCTTCAACCTTAATTGTTCTCATATAGTTGGTAACAGTTGAAACAGTTGCATTTGTTCCGCATGAACCATTATAATACTGGGTAAATCCACCAATTGAACAGCAGAATGACCATCTTGCCGCCTCATCACCTTGACAAGTGCTGCATGAGCATCCAAGGTTTCTTGGTGCTGAACCACCTGTTGGTGAATATTGTACATAAGTTGCTGAACAACTATAACTTACACCTGTACAACATCCTCCAGGGTTACATCCGTTTCCAGAGCAGCCTCTTGAAGAATATCCACCGCAGTTTGTTGATGTTCCAACAGTTCCAAAACTATATGTTGCCATATATGTATTTGCATCTGTTGCCCAATAAACAAGACCTGTTCCTGGTGTTAATGTTCCAGCCTTTGTTGTACCAAAATTGCTGTTCATTGTAATTACTGCAACTGCTGAAGAAGAGGCAGTTTGTGCTTGAGATCCGTTTGCATACCAAACACCAGTAAGTGCTTGCCACTCTGAATCTGCTGTTGTTGTGCTTCCAAGATTAACTGTTGTTGTTCTATTGAATGTATCACCATCTGCAAGTGGAACTGTATTTGGAGTAAGTGAATTTGATGTTCCTCCAAGAGAGTTTCCGTTACTATTTACTGCTATAACGCTAAATGTGTAACTTACGTTTTGAGCAAATGCACCAGTTACAGTAAGTGGGCTAGAACTTCCAGTTACCGTTAAAGGAATAGACGGAGTGCTTTGAACAAGATAACTTGTAATTGTTTCTCCGCCACCGTCTGGCGCTGTAAATGGAACTTGTACGGTTGTTTTGTTTTGACGTACAGCAGTTCCAGCAGTAGGTTGTGCAGCAACAGTTCTTGCTGTAATTGCACTTGATGAAGGAGTGCTTGCTGTTTGTGATGATCCGCTACCTCCAACTGCTTTTACTGTAAATGTGTATTCAGTTCCAGATTGAAGACCAGTTATTGTAATAGGGCTTGTTGATGAGGTTGCTGTAATATCTCCTGGAGAAGATGTAACAACATATGATACTGGAATTCCACCTTTTGAATTTGGTGAAACAACAATTGTTGCTGCTCCATTATTGTATCCACGACCAGTACCAACATTTGTAGCAGAAACAAGAGTTGGAACGTTTGGAACATCTGCAATTTTTGCTGCTCCTGCAGAACCATCGTTGTACTTCTTGCCTGTTAGGTTAGAGTCACTTGCTTTTCTTACTGCCATAATACATTACCTCAATCTTTTAATTAGGAAATTTCTGAACCAAATGCTGAGAATGACATGTCTCCTGAAGAGGCATACACACGAATTAAATCTGATGCTGCAAGAGTAATACCAACTGTAAGCATGATTGAGTCATTTGCAGGAACTGTTGCTCCATAAACAACCCAGTGCTTCTGTGTTGTTGAAGCATCTGCTGCTGGACGTACTGCGATACGATATGTACCTGCTGTTCCAGCCTGATTACAGATTGCAATTGTTGATACAACAGCAGCAGATCCTGCTGTGTAAAGTGTTGTTTCTGTTGTTGCGCTAGGTGCTGCCTGCGCTAGAACTTTATAGGTTGTTGCCATGGTGGATCCTTCCGTTATTTACATATTGTATCATAGATTTTTAGCATCCCATTAACATAATAACGTTTGGGAGTAAGTCTATGTTTTCTCCTAGTTCAACCTCAAACCCATCAACAGTAATTGATGAATTTACTAAAGCAGAATTAGGAATATCTGTTAGTGTATTGTTTAAGCCGCTTATTGTTTTATTTGAAAAAACAATTGAGTTGCTTAGGGTGACTTCTGGCGCTGCCCACTGTAATCCAGATGCTGTTCCTGAGTTGGCTGTAAGCACTTGTCCATTTGATCCTACCGACAAAAGAATAGGAGTTCCTGAACTTGATGCACTAATTATTGATCCCTTGGAAGTTAAAAATGCGGTTCCAATAGTATCTATGTTATTTATCTGTTCTTGAAGATCATTAATTGTATATGCTATTGATGGGCTTACTAAATTTGTTGTATTGGTTTCATTAACGTCGTAATCGTATGATCCATAGTGATAAACTCTTAGGGCTGCTTGAATATCAGCAGAATCTGCGTACCCTGGTATTTTTGTTGGGACTAATTCTCCGATTGTTTCAACTGCCATGTTTTCACCTCTTGAAAATTATACCACAGTTGTGTTTACTGAAATAAACAAATATACCGAAACATCTGTGGCTGTTAATGTCTGCCAAGATCCAGAGTATTCCATTGCCTTTATGGTTATTTGAAGGTTTGATCCAGAAACCTGTACGTTTGATATTGAAGAAGATACAACATTTGAATGCTTGATGTTATGCTGTACGTTAAAGTTTGAGGCAACCAAAGGTGATCCAGTAACGGTAACAATTGATGATATAGGAACAGTTACCGTTGCAGTTCCAGACGTAAAATCAATTGTTTGATCCAGTCTTGCATGTAGTGCTGGGTTTACCTTTAATATTGTTTCCCACTGATTTGCTCCTGGAACTGAAACATACTGATACATATAGGAATAATCTGTTCCTGGTGAAACATTTATGTAGAGGTCATTTAAGTAAATATCTTGGCTAAAAATTTTTCCACCAGATGTTAGGCTGTTTGGTTCTCCAGAACCAACAAATACTTTGCTGCCTCGCTGTCCAGTTGGACCTATGTCAACTGCAACTTCTATAATTTCTGGAGGAGCAATTATTGCAAGATCATCGGTATTTACTGGAATTGATAAAACCACTATACTGCTCCAGAGATATCATCTGTTACAGTTATATTTCCAGTAACCAATGTATGAATAATACCTGTTGTGCTAACAATTTCAACATCATAGACATATGTGCCAGCAGTTAAAGTTCTTCCTACGGTTGGTGTAATTTTACATGTAACTGTGTCCAAAACATTGTCAACTATTGCAGATGCAATTTTTTGAACTCCTGCAGCACCTCTAACATTTGAAATAATAAAATTTGCTGATGATCCTGATCCAGTAAAAGAGTCTAAAGAAAAAGTAGTTCCGTTTGCTGATTTTGGGCTAATCACAAACTCAAAAGTGTCACCACGATAATAGTTAAAATTATATGTACCTGGAAATGCCATTATTCCTCCTGCTTCATTATATCATGAAACTGCTATGTATACAGACCGCAACACTGCCTCACAAGGATTATCTGTTCTGATCTGTGGTATTCCACCAAACCCTAGACCTCTTAACTCATGAATAAATATTGTTTGTTCAACTGAAAAATCATAGTCATATTGATATTTTAGATTTCCTATATATGAGATTGGGGAGTTGATATCGTCTACCAAAAGTGTTTTTACCCAAACCTCTGTATTATTACTGTATGTAGTTAGTGTTAGATTATAACGAACTGTTATAATTGCACCCACGTTTAAATTTTTAAAGTTAAGTTTTCTTGTTGTTGGGTTCCACAAAGAAACGTGACCTTTGGGTAAAAATTTTTCATTTAAATTATCTTCAACTTTATTTAAGTATAAAGATACCCATCCGTCTTCACCCTGATCAACACCAGTTCTTTTTTGTATTGGTAGATAATTCTCGTAATACCCCCACCCAATTTGCTGCTCTGATGGAGACAATACGCTTTTTCCATCAATACCATTTTTTCCATCTTTTCCTGGATTACCTTGATCGCCTTTTTCTCCACGTTCACCTTGAGGACCCCTTATTCCTTGATCACCTTTTGGTCCTTGTGGACCTTGAGGCCCAGGAACTGGAAGAAATGAAAGTGTATTTTCTTGATACTGAGAATCTTCTACTTTTGATGCATAGGTAGATTTTTTAATTGGAGAGTCCATGCTTTTAGATATTGCCATGTCCTAGCCTACTTCTTTACTTTAAAAATAGTTCCATTTACTTTTATAAGTGGAGGAAGTTTAACATTTTTATCATTAATTTTAATTATCATAAACTACCTCCAGGTGTAACGTCTCCAAGAACACAAATAGTTCCTATGACTGGTGTCCATGTAATTGTTGAATTTCCGTCAGGAACTTTTGCTTGAAGGTCAAAGGATAACTCTGCTACAACTGATTTATAATTAAGTCCCCAATTTGCAGTTGTTTCGGCTGGGGCAGTAACAGTAACAACACTTCCATCTACCGTGACAGGAAGATCATCTAGAACGTCTGAAGATGAATCATAGGCTGTTGCCTTGTATGTCCAACCTTCTGTATCAAATTCTGTTACTTCGTCATTTTCAAGAAGAGATACTGTAAAAGATGCAGAGTCTCCACGAACAACGGTCCATTGTATATTTGCTGGGGTGGCCCCAAATTTTTCTATTGTAGGAGAGCACATATCATTGATTATACCATAATAAATAGGATTAACCCCTAGGGGCAGTGGGGGTGGGTAGAGAGCAACCTAGGGGTCAACCAGTATGATTATAACATTATATTATCAAAAATGACCAGAATACATTAAAGTTTATAAAGTTTTGTTATATATTAAATTGTTATAAAACTGTTATAGTAACAATATTCCTCTTTGTCCGTTTTATACCAATAAGCCAGAGTACTGATGGTGTATACTTGAAATATATAAAGAAAAGAAATAACTAACTAGTAATATATATTATATATATTATATAGTATATAGGGGGTAAAAACATTAAAGTATTCAAAAACGAAATATTGTTTTATCCAGTTGATGAACATGCTGCAACTTATTCAGAACCACCTCAACCAGCACTAAACTTTATCCCCGAATGGCATAGGGTTCTTCCAAAGTATAGCGAAGGTAAAAACTTTGTTAACTATGGGGGATCTGGAAACAATCTAACTGTAAAATCTTGTTTGCCAGTAACAGATGCTTTTACTGCTGGTTATATAATTTCTTCTTTTTACGATATGCAGGTTACTAGAAATAATGCTGGAAAACCACAAATTAGTTGGGCACTAAACAATAGAAATGTTTCACCACAACTAGTTCAAAGCAATCAACCAAGAAAACATAACTTTGTCAATATTGATGGATATGACGATTCAGAGTTTAGTTGGCTACCAGTTTGGTGTATAAAAACTCCAAAAGGATATAGTTCAATGTTTGTTCATCCCCTTAATAGAATTGATCTTCCGTTTTATACAATTGGAGGAGTAATTGATACTGATGGATGGGGAGATGCTGGAAAACATCCTTTTATGTTTAAAAAAGGATGGGAAGGAATAATCCCTTCTGGGACACCATTAATACAGGTTATACCTTTTAAAAGAGAAGACTGGAATTCTAAAACTGATAACTCAATGACCAAAGAATATTCAAAAAAGATAATTCAAAGAGATAAAAAGTTAAAAGATTATTACAGACTAAATCATTGGAACTCAAAAAAATATCGTTAATTACTTATGATTCTGTAAGTGTTCAAACATCATATCGTAAAGTTTGTCAACTTTTAGTTCTAACCTATTGACGGAATCTTTTAGCGATGATCCAGAATTCGGCTTAAGTTCGCTAAGATAATGCTTTACTAAAAACTTAACTCCACCAACAAGAATACCAAAAATTGTTAAACAAGTTAAAATTAGTCCTGCCCAGTCTTGTGGAGTCATAAGGTTTATTATATCACTATTTGATATTAATTACTCACAAATATATGAGAATGACATGTGAAACTTATCATCTGTGTCTATGTTAATAGGAGTATTGTTATTAAAACTTTGATCTGCAGCACTGCTTCCTATTGCCCAAAGAGTAAAAGTTGAAGACGTTGGAGAAAGGTGTCCTTTAAGACTATAGTGATCTATTCCTTGGTTTGTAACTTTATGAATTGATCCACCATAAATATCAGTATGATACTTTGATGGCAATGGCAATGTCAAAGAATATTGTCCAGTTCCAAAGTTAGTAACAGTTGTAAACAAAACATCAATCTGTACAGTAACTAAGTTTCCAATTTTCACATATGATCCTGTTGCAGGCGTATTAGTAAAAGTTAATCCTGTACCGCTCCAAACTGGACTGTAAGAATTAATTGTGGTTGTTCCAGTATCTAAGTTTGCATCTGCTCCATCAGCACCGTCGGCACCATCTGCGCCTTTAGGAATCCAAACTTCCCATTGACCATTACTTAGGTAATCAACTGGATCACCAAGTTGTCCACTTGCTTTAGCAAGATATAGTTGTCCATCTGATCCTCTAACTACTGCAATGTCTGGAAGATATCCATTTGTTGAAACGTAGTTACCTAAATAATAAATTCCAAAATCTGTACCGTTAGTTCCATTTGTACCATCTGCACCATCAGTTCCGTCTGCTCCTGCATCACCTTTAGAAGATACTAAAAGCCATCCATAACCAGGAGGGTTATAAGAAGAAAACTGACCATCAGGGTGATAGTAAGAAGATCCTTGATATTGAACAACTGATCCAGGAGCATAGTCAACTCCATTTACCCATTCGCCTAAAAAGTTCCAAAGAGCATCTGTACCGTCAGAACCATCAGCACCTGCTGGACCTGGTTCTCCTTGTGGCCCTGGTGTTCCAGATCCGTCACCTATTCCTGGATGGGTAAAACGTGCCATTACGCACCAGATTCAAGACTTGTTTTAATTACTGCTACTTTCATATTTGATCCCGATGCTATTGCGTACAACGCATCTACAGTCGGAAGTTCAAATGAAATTGAGTGGTTAGGTAAAATTCTAAAACCATAATCGGTGCTTGAAGTCTCGGCGGTTCCACCAATATAGATATATCCCGAATCGTTTACATTTTGAAGCGTAATATCCATTCCGCTGTGAAGTCCGATTGGAGTCAAGCGGGTAGCCGAAGTGTTGGATAATGCTGTAAGCACATGCTGGGTCATAATTTGATTATATCATTTTATATGATAGAATTATTCTTTTAGGGGGAAACTTGATAAAACCAAAAGAAATACTAGAAGTAACTAAACAATTAGGTCAAAGATCATATTGGACTAAAACAAACATTATTGAGTTTTGGGCTTTTAGTACAAAATTAAGTATTATTATTCCTGGTCTTTTGTTTGGAGTTCAATTTTGGTGGCTATACATATTTGCGCTGGTATCAAGTCTAGCGCTTATATTAACCTCAACCGTAAAAACTCTTCCGACAATTATATACTTTAACGTCGGTTGGACCATCCTTGCTACTGGCGCTCTTTTAAAGCATTTCTTTTAAGTCCGCCGAAATAGAGATATCAAACCACCTATGTACAAACCTTGCATTATAAATGCCCTATGTACACGTATTGGTAACATTTCGTTATATTGACAGATAGATCCTTTTACGATACAATGGGTAGATGGTAGATAGCATCAAAAATATTTTAAAAGTACACCTTCTCAACAAACTAAAATTTCACCACACTATATACAGGCTTCCTGCAATAAGTGAATATCTAGAAGAACTTATTTCCGAAACGCTAAATGAAAACGGCATGCCAAATGACTGGAAGCCTCAAAGAACAAACTCACCGTCTAAAGACTTTACCCTAGATAGCGGAGAGAGCGTATCTATCAAGTCTGGTTTGTATAACATTAAGAACGGCACCCTAAAATTTTCGGGAAGTAGGTTAGGAAAGCATACTGGCATAGACGAAATGCTAAAGTCCATAAAAGACAACCATGCAGACTACTATGTTTGCGTAGCCAAAAACGACCAGGATTGGTCTCCTACGCCAAATAGGGACGAACCTAAGACCTACTATCTCTTTGTCTTTGAAAGTGGCTTATTGGACTATTCTGGCGGTATTTGGAGTAAGGTAGAAAACGACCTAGGGTATAAATACGTACTAGATGTACCAGGCATGCATGCTAAAATAGTATCTAGTATGAGTCATCAGTTATGGACTACTGTGGACTTAAGCATTATAGGCGATCCAGAGAAGTTGGTTGTATGAGCGATGATGTTAATATAGGGGATTGGCTTAAGCCTTCTTCGCCTAGAGCCAGCGATGCTGTCATCAATACCCGCCTAGAAATCTGTTCTGGATGTGAGTTCTTTAGTCCTAGAATGTCTAGATGTAAGAAATGTAAATGCTTTATGAAACTTAAAACCGAATTACTTCATGCTCGTTGCCCTATTGGAAAGTGGTCATAATGAACAGACTTGGATTCATTAATCTTTATGATATTGATGAAAGGTACTATCCCGTTCCTAGTAGCGCTGTCCTGCCAGAATGGTACAAGAAAACTCATTCATATGTTCAGGACAAAAGGCATCCTGATGGAATGACCATTAAAAGATGTATTCCAATTTTTGATTCTATTACCGCTGGATATACGATCCTTTTGCATGCAGATATATTCGTTGGATTTGAATATCAAAACAATCAAAAAATACAAGTTACTCAGTGGAGCAATCTTATAGAGTTTCCATTTATACAATCGCATGCATTTGATCAGTTTTCTCAATATCCAGAAATGGAAAAAGGAGTTGCAGCGAAAAAGTTTGTTAATCCCTTTGCTGTAGTTACGCCCAAGGGATATTCTTGTTTATTCACACAGCCAATGCATCAGGATAAAAGCCCGATAAAGATATTTGAAGGAGTTGTAGATACCGACAGACAGCACATCGTCAATATCCCTTTTGTGTATATAGATCCAGACTTTGAAGGAGTCATACCTGCTGGCACACCCATAGCACAGATTATTCCGTTTAAAAGAGAGTCTTGGAAATTTGAAATTGACAACAAAAAAGATATAGAGTCTTATAAGAAACAGAAGAGAAGTCTAGGATCAAATATCTTTGCTCAGTATAAAGATTTCTTTTGGACAAGAAAAGAATATAAATGAGAGACTGGCAAAATAAGGATTGGCTTGTTAACCAGTATATTACGATGGGTCGTAGTGTTTCCTGGATAGCAGATTTAGTTAAGGTTCATCCTGATCTTATTAGGTTCTATCTTGATCAGTTTGAGATTTATCGTCCCCTGCCAAAATGCAAGCATGGTATGATTATTTGTGAGAGATGTAATAAGGAGTAAAGTGAAAAAACAACCATTAAAAGTATATTGGTCTCCAGTTTTTTATAGAGAGCGAGAAGACTTTACATTTTTATTTAATAAGCCCGAAACAGTTTTTAATAGTTTATTAAAGTTAAAAAATAAAAGCAATCTAGACGAAACAATATTTGCATGTCCTGCATTTGCTAATGTATATAAAAAAGTTTTAACTTTTGCTACTCCAATTTCCTCAGAATATGAATATGATTTTTCTCAAGATAGAAAACACATTGTTGCAAAAGGAGAAACTTCTATTCCAATACTTTCAACAAGACCTTTTATATTTAATTATGGTCCAAATTTTATTATGCCACTTAATACAATATTTTTTGCAGAAGAACCACTTAACGCAAGATTAACTCCCCCGTACCTACATAATTCAGAATTTTTAAAGTATGCAACTATTATGTCTGGAGAGTTTGATATAGGCCAGTGGTTTAGACCAATTAGTTTTGAGTTACAGATGTGGAAAGATAAAGGAACGTTAAAGTTTAATGAAAATGATGCATTGATGTATCTTGAATTTTTTACAGATAGAACCATAGAGTTAGTAAGATTTGATATGTCAAAACAACTTTTAAACCTAATGGAGAGTGTCACCACCTCTCGTCAAGTATTTGGAAGATCATCACTTTCTAAGAAATACGAAAGGTTCAAGAATGTTGGATTGCGTGAAAAAGTTTTAACAGAAATAAAGAAAAATCTTATTGACGAAGAACCGATGATTATTCGTTAAGGTTTTTGGTGATCTGGAAATTTGTTTTCGTAAATGTCTGTTCCTTTAAAATAAAATCTTCCAACTTGATTTGGTAATTCTTCTTCTACTGTTGCTCTGTGTATATTAGCATCATTGGTTGCATTTATTTCTTCAGTAATTGTTTCTTGGTCAAACACTTCTTCTGCACTCTTTAGTTCAAAACTATCTGCAAAGTATCTTGGAATAGGTATAAAGGCTGCAAGCGGAGTCCCCTTGGTTATTTGAACACGTATCCCAGGCATTTGTACTTTTAGGTTAAATGTAAAATCTCTTCTTAGATTGTCGCACTCAACAACTCCAGTCATTACCGTTACATTAGGAATAATATGGTTCGGCGGATTGATTGTCATTAGGTTAACTCCAGGAGGAGTTCTTAGCGAAAATGGCAAATTGATTGTTATTATTCCCTGACCAAAATGTGAATACACTGATGGGTGAAGTTGTTTTTCTTTAAACTCTTCTCCAACCATAACCTTTAAAGATTCTTTGTTGTGTCCACCATCCCACCAAAATTCAAAATCGTGCTCTGAAACCACAGAAAACCCATACTGATTGCCTATTGTAAGTGGCAAACATCTGTAGAAGTGTGGAGTAAACCATTCTCTTTTCTTTGTATTCTTTTGAACAATCTGATGAATCCTTTCATCGCTTACAGGCTTAGGTTCTATGTGAGGAAAATATACAATTGTTTTGTCTGGTACATCATTGCCTTGATTGATCACTTAAAACTCTTCTTTTGCCAAAAGTTTTTTATGTAGTTGTTTACTAATGTATTTTTTAAGTCACGATTCCAACTTATCACAGATTCATCATGCTCCATATAATTATATTCTGATTCCCAGTTATCTCTCTTAAATGGTATCAGTTGCATCATTGGTGTACCACGCTCAACAACTCCGTTAAAGCCTTTTTTAACAAAACAAGGTGGAGTTAAAGAGATAGGATAAGTGTCATAATCAACAATGGCTGGCATAACTCTAAATGGATTATTAGGATATCCTATTGGAGGTATCACAAGCATAGAGTATCCCTTTGGTAATTTTGTTAGCCAATAGTTCATGTATTTTGCTTGATGCTTATATCCATCTGGAATTGCTATGTCAGATGGGTTGTGTGTTGCAAAAACGTCTTTTTGTACTCTCCAACTTAGATTCAAACGTTCTTCGTCTTGTTCAACTAAAACATCAGACCACAGTGGAATAATATATCCAGCAGTTAGCAAGTCAAGCATTGGTGTGCACTTTTTCATCATAGCCGTTGTTTCACGACCTCTGATTCTCATCTTCTTGCCATCTGGATCACCTGGTGATGGTTCATAAGGCTTTGCTTTTCTCCACCACTCAGGAAGATATTGAGAAGTAGGAACAGGTCTAGGACATACCTCATAGTCAATCTTAGATTCTGCTCTAAACGTTATTTTCATAAAATCCCCCGATTTTAATTTTTACAATTGCAGTTGTCGCAACATTCCTCTTTAAAAATTTTTAGTGCCAAACCATCATTTTCTGTTTGCTCAGTAGGCTCTAGTTCTAAGTAGTTCTCAAAATTGTCTAGTATTCCCATATGTCTATTATAGCCTATATAAACCACCAAATCTGAAAAATTATAAAAAAAATGACTTTTGACAAAATCTGAATATTTTTATGAGATGTACGATGCATGTTTTAGATAAATAAATCTAAAAAAAATAGTGAGCACACAAGTGAGCACTAGTACCAGCAAACATTTAGGCAGTACTACCAGCAAGATCGTTGATAGTACTACCAGCAAAATGCTAGATAGATTTTGTGCCCTGCACCCAGCCACTATGCACACCAATTAGCGGTGCATCAACGCATACCGCAGTACCTATTGGCAGTGCGTTAGCGTATTGTTCAATGAATCTATTGAACGTTTCTTTATCTGGTAGCGTCATTCTCTTTTCGCCACCATTCCATGTAGTTAATTTAATCTCTATCATTTATTCATTCCAATCTAATACTAGTTCATCATTTTCATCAACACAATCGCATGACTCTACATCGTAGGTATTGTCATCACCAAAATATAGGAATCCTGCACCCTTGCACTCATCGCAAGGGATAACCATGATATCTTTTATCATTTATTTAACCCCCATAACTACGGACATATAGCGTTTAGCAATACGCTTAGCCATAGGGTGAAGGATAACCTTTCTACCCTCGTAGGTAGGTGGATACTTATCGTTAATGCGTTGAGCAATTCGGATAGGTATCATTTTAGATTGTGGCGCATAGCCACCCGCTTCTAGACCAAAGTCTTTAGCGATATCGGAACGAATCTCGTTATAGTAGTTAGTTAATGTAGTCATTTGAGACCACCTTTCTTTTAATGCGATTAGACTATCTAATCTTTTTGCTGACCTAGGTTATTTGCTCTATATTCTAGAGGCTCACTAGGATTTTTTATTTAATTTTATAGTAGTAATACTAGCACACATATCGCCAAAAGTCAAGGCGACACGCCGTAGGCGTTGTGTGATTTGGGTCACTTATTTGCTAGGCTCACCCTCTTGTTGAGGTTTATTTGCTAGGCTCATGACCTGCTTCTTTGTCACTATTTAATTGTTATAGTAGTAATACTAGCATACATTTCCCAAAAAGTCAAGTTTAGACACGGACAAAACGGACATTTCTAGTGTGATATACACCACATTGGTCGAAAAAATGTCGAAAAAAAGTTATCCACATGACGTAGATCACACTCAGATTTGAGCGTGAGTTATCCACATGACCTACATCACATTTCAAAATGTCCGATTTGGTATGATTACTGGCTAGTAGATGTCAGACCCCTATGGTAGACTTCTATATATAGAAGGTTGAAAAAGAAGTAAGCCCCTTAAAGAAAGGAAGTCAAAATGACTTCATTAAACACAATGTGTAAAACACATATTCCATTCGTTCCTGCTATTTCAGAAGTTGGTGATGACCAATTTACATTCTGCATGGAATGTGAAAACAATATTGAGCGTTGGTATAACGATACCGACCCTGAGCGTCTACCTATGTGGACTGATTGGAAGGTATCTAAATAATGAACCTTGATGAATATAAAAAATTCGTAAATGATAAGCGTTTATTCTCACGAATTGACGCTATGGCTATTCTTGAAAATGCTGCTAAGCAAAATGAACTTATCCACTCTCAAAAAGAAAATGAGGAAAACTAATGACCATTTATCCACTACAATCCGTTTGCGGAAAAAACACTTTCTATGTAGACCCATTTGAGGTAAATGCAAATCCTCATGGTGCAGTGTGTTGCGATAATTGCAACTCAATTTTAATCTGCCGTGAGGCATGGGACTTTCTATACAAGGGGGTTAAATAATGACTAAAATAAATTGTAAAGGTTGCGATGAATTCGTAATAGAACTTCCTGATGATGAAGCAGAATTTTTAACTGCAATGTGCGAAAGGTGCTGGTAAATAAATGGTTAGCGATATGCAATTACTTCAACAAGTAAAAGAGATGGCAATTAAAATCCGTAATGGAAATGCAGATAGTGGAAAATCTTATCTGCTTGGATACTTGTGGGCAACGCTCACGCCTGAACAACAAAATGAAACTGCACTTGCATTTTCTGATGAACTGATTGGACAAATAGAAAAATGATGGAATTTTGGCAAAATGGTAATGCTGCTTTTTGGTTCTTGATGATTTTATTTATCTATGGGCTTTGGCAATATACAAAATAAAAAAAAGAAAAGTAGTTGAGAGATCAACTATTTTTTTTCGATAAATGTGAGATTTATCACAATCCCAAATGTCCGATTTTTCCTTTTTATACCCCTCAAAATGTCAGACCCCCCTGCTATACTTCTAGTATAAAGAAAGTTGCTAAAGGTTAGCAAAAGAAAGGAGTCAAAATGACTCAAAATATAATCAAAAATCAGGAGTTCTACACTTGCCCTGATAACTTCTACTACGTAGGAGCAGACGCAGGGTCTCACCTCTGCTCTCACACTAACTTCACTAAAGAGGTTGGTACTAAAAATGTAATCGGTCAATACCGAATCACACGTAAGTGCAACGATTGCCACGCATATCGCACTTACTTCCTCTACGCTAAAGTGGCAAGAAAGGGTCGTAAATAATATGACTAAAAAAAATGTACTAATTAGTTTCGTTACTGATGCTGATACCGATCTTCAAGCGGTATTTAATTTAAATAAAATAATGCATAAACTTTCTGATAACGAATTAGAAAAATTTAATGCGTTTGAAGTTTTAGATGTAGAGTAAATTCTACTCTAAAATTTTTCGACGAACTCGGGCGTGTCGCATGTGTTTAAGGTCACATAAAAACTTTCCCAGTTTACGGCGTGTCGTGTTGACTTTTTGACATTTATCTGGTAGTATTCTCTTATACAATTAAATAAGTAGCAATAAGCGTGTGACGCATATCACATGGCTTGAGCGTCTCAAAGGTTGAGATTTTATCGCTAGGATTTGATTTCTAGTGTTAAAAATGCTAAACTTGCTATATCAACAAAAAGAAAAGAAGGTGACAATATGTCAGCCAATGTATACACAATATCCAACCTACTTGTAGGAAAACAATATATCTCCAACACTTTGCGTGGAGAAATCATAAGTGCAGAGCCTCACCCTAAGCCAATTTGGTATGACGGGTGCGAAACTTATCTTGTAGAGGTTGCACCTAATAGCGGTTATGGTGCATGGCGTAAATCTACCTACCGCACAATTGCAGTAAGAAAGGAAAACTAATATGTATAAAGTAAATCTAGAAACTTTTAACGGAAGCGTTAAAGTAATCAGCCTACCCTCAAAAGGTGCGGTTGCACAATTCATATCAACATACCCAACACAATTACCCGTTGGCGTATCAGTAAAAATCGCTTGCGATACTCTTGGAATTCGTGGCACACTTCGTGGCACTTCAACCCTAGTAAACTCAAACTAAAAGAATAGGAAATAAATAAATGGTAAAAGTACCTCACTCACTTAACTTCGTAACTGAAGTAGACGAAACACATCCAATCGGAATGCAACTACTTGCACTCTCACAAGAAATGCAAAAAGAAATGCTTGAAGGAATGCTAAAAGAATTGCTAGTGCCTGCTATTGCTCCAGTAATCGCAGACCTAAATAAAAACGGCTCTTATGCAATTCTAAAGGTGGTAGAATAATGATGACACGCAAAGACTATGTAGCCGTTGCAGATATTCTTTCAGGCTATCAAAATGCAATGATTGACAACTTTTGGTGGGAAGATTTGGTAAATGACTTTGCAGATTTCTTTGCAAGCGATAATCCAAACTTCAAACGTGATAGATTCACAGAAGCATGCGAAACAATAGGGGGAAGCGACTAAATGCTAACTAATTTAGATTTGCTTGCAATCATAATTGCACTTGTTGGTTCAGGAATTGTAATGGGATTGTTTTGGAAACAAAACATTGAACTAACAAAAGAAAACTATCGCTTGCGTAACGAATTGCGTAAATCAAAACTACTATAAATAAAAATCCTGAGCATGATCTAAAACTGCTCAAAATTTTCGACCCGCAGTCGGGCGTGTCGCCCACAGGTTATCCACAGGTTACGTACGATGTGAATTTAATCACAGGAACTATGTCCGATTTATACCTTTAAGGAATTGCAAATGTCACCCCATTCTGATAGGATATTTATATCAAGTTAAAGAAAGAAGGCACCCCCATGACCACACACGTATGTATGCAGTGTAATGAAAATGCAGTAGATATAACTGAACTCTATTGCTTCCGTTGCTACCTTGACCGAGAGGTAGAAGCCATGATAGGCTATGGCTATATTGACCAACTATTCACAACTCAGGAGGCTAACTAATATGGATTTCTATGACGACTACTATGAAAACGATATGATTCGCCCTAACGCAGTAGGTTGCTATTGCAAATTAAATTATCTATGCTCAGAATGTAAAGGAAGTTACAACTAATGGAATATAACTACTCACTTACAGTTTCCTATGACGGAGAACTTGTATCAACAACTCGCACCGCAGATATGCTAGAAATAGTTAATGCGTGGAATAAATGTGTAGACTTTGGCGATGCTAAAGAATACGCAACTTATAACTTGTCAGACCTTACTGGCAAAATGTACACTAAGACCTTCTATCGTAACGGAAATGTGAGCGTAAAATAATATGGGTTCAATTACAGCATTAGGAATTAAAGATACAGTCTTGGACTTGGAGACTCAGATTCTCTATCACCTTAAGGGTAATCACTATCCTCCAGTCCCCGCAGAAATGGTGGCACCTTGCATTGAAGCGATTGACGCTTACTATGATGAGGACTATGACCGCATGATTGACATGCCAAAGGTTGGTGACTTTCAGATTCTTTATCGTGGCTCAACGCAAGCACCTGCACACGCTATTGTAGACCAGCACCACCTTCACACTTTCATTGACCCAGTAGATGATTGGCAAGACGGCTCTGATGACTTTCCACTTTCACTAGAATATGACGAAGGGTACTAAAATGCCTGCTACAATAAACAACATGGAACTTGTATGGGCAGATAAATTAACGCCAGGGTCATTGATGGTTGATGATCTGATAAAGGTTGATGATGAGTTAATTGAAATCATTGATATTAATTCTGATTCAACTGGCGATAATTATTTTATTAGATATGCAGATGCATATGGCGAACGTGATGAATTAATTCTTGCACACGATGCATATGTTGATTTATATGTGTATGTAGATTTAGACGAATAAAAATTTCGACCCGCCCGATATGTCCGTTTTATACGTTTTACGTGGAGTTGCATTTTTCTCCCAAGTTTGCTAAGATTAATATATGAAAAAGACACAAGAGGAATTACGCAGGCTTATGGAATTACGTAGGTCCAACGCTGCTTCTGCCGTGCCTAATAAAAAGAAATATGACAGAAAGAAATGTCAGTCCCTAATGTTAAAATTAAAAAAGGAACAAGAAAGTGAGTAACCCACCATGTCAAAATTACTTAGAAGCAAAGATAGGAAAGTAGCAAATGCCGTCACCCCTAATGGAAAACAAGCAAGTATCGCCAACACTTTTGGATTGCCTGCTGGAAAGGCTTACTCGTGCCCTGGTGCCACTAGTGTATGTGAAAGCGTATGCTACGCAGGAAAACTTGAAAAGGTCTTCCCAACAGTAAAGGTTAATCTACTTCATAACTGGAACTTACTTAAAGACGCAGACGGAGAAACAATGGTCCGTCTACTTAATGAAATGATTATTGATTTCAAGGCTGATTGTGTTAAGCGCAATGCACCTATGCTATTCCGCATTCATTGGGACGGAGATTTCTTTAATGATACTTATACATATGCATGGAAAATAATTATTGATAAGCACCCTGATATTCAATTTTGGGTTTATACTAGAGTTAGATCTGCCGCCCTCATCCTAAAGGACATTCCTAATCTATCTTTATACTATTCTACAGATAGCGACAATAAAGAGATAGGTACAGACCTTAAGTCTAATCATGGTATCCGTCTTGCATACCTTGCTAAGAATTTTGCAATAGGACAGGCAGACATGAAAGAGTTATTTAATAAGCCTGGTGCTAAGTGTCCTGAGAATAAGAAGGCTATCCCACTTATTAGCAAAGAGGGGAGCGCTTGCGTTTCTTGCGGTTTATGTGTATACTCAAAGAGCGACATAGTGTTCTCGTCAAGCAAGAAATGAGGATAAATGAATAACTTATTAGTCATATTAGCCATAACAGCCGTAATCCTAATGGTGGCTGGTGGAAGGTGATATAAATCACACCCCCATATATCTCAAAATATGAGATTTTTGGGTAAAAATGTTGAAAATGTCAGTAGAAAATGCTACACTAGAAATATCAACCTAACAAAAGGAGAAACAAAATGACAGTAGGAACAGCAACATACAAGGTAGGCGACACTTATACTTCACAGAAGTCTAAGATTACAGGAACTATCGTTGAAATCGTGCCAACTAGCAAGAACACAGTTCGTGTTAAGTTAGATGTAAATGGCAATATCCGTTGGACTACTTGGAAGGCGTAAGCCTTTCTTGCGAAACAGGGGCAGTTTAGAGAGTGTTCTCGCCCAATGTCGTAAGTAAGAACTCTCCCCCTTCGGGGGAAATGTCAGACCGACCCCCTATAATATAAATACAACCACCAAAGAAAAGAGAGCAAAACAATGGCAACAAGAGGAAAAGCAATTAGCGTGAAAATCGCAACACCAAAGGTAATCAAGGCACTAGAAGCATCACTCGCTAAACTAGAGTCAGACTACACTTCGCAAGAAGCAAATGAAGCAAAGTATCAGAAGCAATATGAGAAGTATAAGAAGGAACTTATTGACTATGCGGTAGCAAATATCAAGAAGGCAGAAAACTTCCGTACTAACTTCCGTTCTTGGAATAACAACCTGAACATTGACTTTGATTTGACAGTATCCGAAAAGGATTTGCCAAAGTGTCCTGAGCGTGATTTCACTACTATGCACGAACACAATTATCGTGAGCAGAAGGAAGAAATTGCAAATGCAATTCGTATTCTCAAGATGACAGATGAAGAAGTTGTAAATACTTCTACATACAATGCGGTAGCACGATACCTATAATTCCCAAATTGGGAAAAGTCCTGAGCATGACTACTAAAACTGCTCACTATAATTAACCACCACAACAGAAAGGCAAAACAAAATGACACTAAGCGGATACACTTACCAAATCGGTGATCTATTCACTACAAGCAAAACAGGAATTACAGGTAGAATTGTAAAGTTCTCACCACTTAATTCTAAACTTACTAGAGTTTCATTACAGTTAGCAAATGGTCAGCGCCGTCTTGCTATGGTAAGCACAACTAAATAAATAGAATTCGCCAGGCTGATTAGGGCGATTATAGAAATACTATAGAGCACAGTTCACACCAACTGCAAGAGGTGTAAATTCCTGAGCATGAATCAAAAAGGCTCACTCTTAATCCCCGAAAATTTTGTCGAAAAATGTGATTCATCTCACACGGTTTAAGTCTCACATTTTAAGATTTACGGGCTTTTGATTTGATTTTGTCAGTCCTAGGATATATACTTATATTAACGCCACAAGAAAGAAGAAAAAATGATAAGCACAGCCCTCGCAATCCAAAACGCTACTGGCGACGCAGTAGTTGATTTTAGCACACTAATCATGGCTAAGACAATTACAAATAGTCGTGAAACAATGACAGAAGAAGAATTTACAAATGCCTTATTTTCTTACTCTGCACACTTAGCCTCACTAACGGCTACACTAGTATCGTCTGCCTGCTTGACAAAAGAGCAACTAGATGAGATGATTAGTACAATCAAAGAAATGGAACAAATGGGAAAGGACGCCCTCTAATGGATACAGTACAAACAGCAACAACGGAATTCCTTGCTCGTCAGATTGATGAGAAGGATGCACGTATTACACAACTAGAAGAGTCTCATGCAAGACTGGCCCAACGTGATATGCATACTGCAGCAATGTTGAACAAGTTACGTGAGGAACTTAAGGAGTGGACCCGTCATGAACTACGTGAAGATAATATTACACAGGAGCAGGCCGAAGTCCTTGCACGAATGGGTGATTTTAAACTTACACAGACATATGATGTAACAATGCTAGTAGAGCACACATTTACCGTTGACCTAGAGTCAGGTGAAGATATTGATGACCTGCTATCTACAATTGAATTCAGCGCTGATTCATATCATACAACACTGGATAACGTTGACTACAATGTTAGTGAAACTAACTACGATGAAACCGACTACTAACTTTTCATAGGGGGCTATGAAATAGACCTACCGAATGTCTATAAACTAGGTAAGGGCCCTGAGTAAGGCCACGTAAACTGCTCACTATAATTGGGCGTTGAAAGGTAGACTCATCAACTACCGCAAAATGTGGATAAGGCTGATGTAAAAGCAAACACCACACCCAATAAAATTTTCGACCCGTGTGATCAACATCACATGTGATTTACGACTCCATTAAGAAAATGTCCGATTTGCCCCATGTTTACGTATCCTGATTTGCATATGTCAGACCATCCTGCTATACTTGAAATTCAACAACAAAAAGAAAAGGAAAAACAACTCATGGCACATGACCTAGAAAATCAAAACGGCAAGACCTCTTTCGCATCTTTCCGTGAACCCGCTTGGCATGGATTGGGTACCGTATTCACTGAAGAAAAAACAACCGCAGAAATGCTAGAAGCAGCAAATCTAAATGGTTGGAATGTTCGTCTTGAAGATATGGAAATCCCAACACACTTAACAAGCGACAAGACATACCAATATGTCGTACGCACAAACCCTACCGACAATTCACAAACCGATGTTCTCGGTGTTGTTGGTGAGCGTTATCATGTATTGCAGAATGAAGATTTATTCTCATTCGGTGATAATATCCTAGACGGCGGTGGTCGTTGG